TTTCCTTTATGAATGAACTAGACACGCTCAAGGATACGATGGAATATGATAAGTTTGTAAAAAAATCGCAGCAAATGCATAACAAGGAAGTTGAAAAGATATTGTTTGAAACCTATCTAAGAAAAGACAAAAATGTAAAGGCTGGAAATACACCCATTACTTCCTTCTTTAAAAAGCCATAATATATAATGATACCTCTAATTGTAGCAACATTAGCACCCATCGTAAATTGTGTCCAATTAATACCTCAATTATATAAAACTTATCGCACAAAAAGTGTTAAGGATTTATCTTTTTATTCTTTATTTCTACTTTTAATAACGATTCTTCTTTGGTTGGTACACGGATATTTTATAAATGATATTTCACTTCTTGTAGCAGGTTTAATCACTCTAGTTTTAAATATATCATTAATAAGATTATACTTTCTTTACCGGAAAGGACCTAAAGCCTAAGGTCTAAGGTACCAATTGATAGACAAGTAATCCATGACACCTCCGGTAGAAGTATCTACGGACTTTAGATTGGGTCCCTTTCCAAATACATTTTGTATTTCTTCATAATTTAATGCACGGCTATAGTAACGCAAGGAAGAGATAAACCCACTAAACCCTTCACTATCACCAATAATAGTGTCGTAATAATTTTGTCTCGGCAAATTTGTAAACGTTTTTCGCTGTGTTAACACTCCGTTAATATAAATATCTGCCGTTTTATGTTCAACACGCATGGTAACACATACCCATTTTTTAATAGGAATATTATGTATCGTAATGGTCTCCGCATATTCTTGTACAGACTCTTTATTTTTAAAGGTATTTATTACAAAATAAAGGTTTACATGACTTTCGGTTGTCTTAGCCGGTGTACTAGAAGGTAGTATGGTTGAGTTGTCTTGTTGAGTGATAAATAATCCAGGCGATGCATTCACTATTTTTTTATCAATGTTAGTTTTTAAAAGCGGGTTAACACCTGTAGTATTTGTTTCGTTATTTCCTTTTGAAAAGATGCGTTGATACGAGCCGGGATCCTTGTTTATTTTATCCACATAAAACCAGACATTCCAAGTAAATTCTAATCCATATTCTTCGTTAATAGAACGTAAAATAGGTACCGAATCCTCTACATTTGGATTAGACGAAACCACCTTTGTATTATTTGATAAAACCATTCCATTGATGATAAAGGGATCTGGATTATTTCCGACCCACCTTTGAATGAGTTTAATTCCAAAATTAAATAGTACGACAAACAATAAAAAGACAAGTATAATAAATACAAATCTTGTAATTACAGTATTTGAATCAGTAAAATTCTTAAACATTGCGCCTGCAGTAGACAATGTTGCAACCTTAGTGTCGGTTGACATGGTTTTTTTTGCCTCCGTAACCTTTTCGGCAACATTATTCTTTATGTTGATTATTCCTTCTTTTGCCTTTTCTCCCAGCTCCTTTGTTTTTTCATAAGCATTGGATACCTGTTTACTTATCGTTGAATTTGTTTTGACGGAATTTACTGGTTTATTTGAATTAGTTTTTTTGGCATTATTCATTATATTATATTAGAATATATTTAGCAACTGGATTATTATCTTGATAAAAAGTAAAGGTTGCATTATAACGATTCAACAAATTGCCGAATAAATTATCGCTAAAACCTCCCTTGTATATATCCCAAGCCTCTTGTGGAGACACGATTTTATTATAATATCTAGTGTTTGATATTTGTCCGGAAAATCCTACATTATCTTTACATAATTTAATTTCGCCTTGATTCTTTGGCATGAATAAAGGATCATTATGTATATGAGTATCTGTTAACTTACCATTAATGTAGGTGTCTGTATTATTTGTATCAAACGATACCGTTATATTTACCCATTTTTGTATGTTAATATTTTCAATGTGGATGGTTTCTTCTTTTGTGTTCGTTCCTGAATTACTAAATGTAAAATATTTTATAATTAATTTATTGTCATATCCATCAAGCGACAATGATGTAGATTTATCATCAGTTAATTTGTAATGAATAATATTTTTCTCTTTACCAAATCCTACATTCCAATCCTGAATATAAATCCACGTGCTTAACGAGTAGGTTGAAGTAATCGTTGGCAATTTTTTCGCAGGGTATAATATTTCCAGGTCAGCAGAAGCAGGTGAATCCAATATGGGTTTGTAAGATTTAAATAAAGATAAGTTACCTAAAATAAATATAGATAAGACGGCTAAAAATACAATCAATATTAATTTAACTCTACCTTGAACTTGGTCTGTAAAAACTAAGTAAACTCCAAAAATGATAATAAGAATAACTATAATTGAAGATAATGAACTAACTTCCATTATATTACTATAATAAATTAAATAGGTGTAGTTTTATTATGAAATGTTTTATAAATAGAATTTATTTTAGATGCAGATAAGGGTATGTTGTAATATTTCATATTGCAAACACCTCCCACGTTATCGTTATCAGATGAACCAACAATTAACATTTCTTGAGACGACATATACGGGACAAAGCTCGTTGTAGTTACTAAATTATTATTGATAAACATATCAAATGTTCCATAATTATAATTCATTACGATATGGTTCCATCTTTGAAATAAAATGTTGTTTGTTTTGTAGATGGTTGTTGGTCTATTAAATTTATTTCTTGTCACATTTTTATCTTTTACTTCAACTATTAATTCGCCTTTTTCTGGATTGTAATACAGAGATGGTTTAAATCCAAATGTAATTATTGTTTGTTTTTTTGTGCTCTCAATTGTATTAAAAAATACCCAAAATGATAAGGAGTAATGATATAAGTTACCTGTTGTTATAGATTGTCCAAAAACAATAGAAGGTACAGATAATGCGGTATAACCTAATGCAGATGTGGCAGAGTAAAGTATTTCAATTTTTTCTACAAAACTTAATAGGGCGGGATGTTTAAGTACTAAATAAGAAATATAGGCTCTTAATAATTCAGGACGATTGTCCCATAAAAAGGCTAGTTTGTCCATGTCCTTTTGTATGGAAGGATCTTCTTGAAATAGTTTATTCAAAATATCCTGTTCTGAAATTTTCAGATAACGAATCCAATTATTTACTGTTTTAGTATCTTCATTCATAACAGATGTAAACGATTCTATGGTTCCATATTTTGTTTTCAGATAATTAAAATTTCCCGATAAATCCATAAGAGATCCAGACAAATCTATAAGATTACCCGATACATCAAGTTTTTCAGGTAATTTAAAAGACTCTAGTTTCAATAATAATTTGTGGACCCATCTATCATAAAAAGGTAAGGATTTTAGAATTTTTGCGTTTAGTTCGGTTCGTGATAAAGAAATGATGTTTGTATTTAAATATACGGGCTTATCTATTAATAAAACCCCGTCATTTTTGTATATTTCCTTACTTATTTCTGGTATCAAATAAACAAATAGGATGTATATAAATAAAATGACAGATAGGATAAAGGTTGTTGTGGGAGTGTCATTGTAATCTTTCTTTACAAACTCAATAAAGTCTGTAAGTAAACATGGAATATACATGATAACATCCTTTACTATTTGTAGTACAGGATTGTCAAAGGAACCGTCTTCGCCTGAATATTTGTTTAATAATGCTAAAACAATAATCAATAATCCTAATGTATACCATAACGAATAATCTAATAAAAATACAGAGGCGTGTATAAAGGCTCTATAGATAAAATAGGTTCCGGTTGCTACTGCAACTAAAATAAGAATGAATTTGGAATACTTTATAAAATAAAAGGTGAAATCAGTAAAGAGATCTGAAACTTGAACTGTGGTTGATTTTATTTGTCTTTCCATAAAAATGATTGCACAAAATATAGTAAACACGTATATAACGATGAGCGGTATTTTAAAAAGGTCTACTATATGGTAAGGATTTGCATAAAATATATAATACCCCAGAATAAGAATAAAAAACAATACGCCAAAAATAATAGTATTTGACAATAAGGCCATTGTTATACTATTAGATTAAATATTCTCCATTGAAGTTTTTTCTCCGTGACAATTTCTACATAAAGCAACCAAATTATTTATATCATTTGTACCTCCTTGGTCCAGTCTTTTTACATGATCTACTTCAAACCACGCGGTAAGTTGTTGTCTGCATTTTTGACACTTCCAATTTTGATGAGCGGCCACATATTTCTTTTTTGTCTCACTCACGCTTCGCTTGCTGGATGACTTTCCGGAAGTTTCTATTCTCTGTGATGAAGGGTCTCCCTTACTTAAAAAAGGCTGAATCATATCCTTTGTGTTTCTGTCTATAGGAACAACATTAATATATTGCTTTACAGCATTCATCAATGTCCAACTTTCAGCGGGATTTCTATTCATGATAATCAACACTCCTATACTCATGAGTGCAATTAATCCAATTTTATAATATTTGGTATATTGTTTAAAGTTATTTATAATATAATTGTCATAATAAGTATTATACATAAGACCTCCTGTAATCAAAAGAATCGTAAACTGAGGTGTCATTTAATTTTATAAATATAAAAAAATATTAAAACAACAATGGATATAAAAAAGAGATTGTGAGTTCGTCTTTGTTTATACATTTCTTCTTTTGGAAAGATTTCATTTTTATATTCATAATAATCCTTTATATGTTTCTTTTTTACGGTATTGAATTTTTTATAAAGTAAATATCCATATTCGTTCATTGTCTCGGATTTATCATAATAACAATTTATAGGATTAGTTACGATGATATCAAATAAAATGGTCTGATCTTCTTCGGTCATAAAAAAGGGTATGGCCTTTATTAGTTCGGATATTTTTTTCTTGTTTGGCTTAGAGGGTTGATAAAAATAACATGCGTATCTTATATATTGAAACACGCAATCACTATTCATTTAATATATAATATAAATATAATTACATCTATAAACTAGATGGATTCAAAAAAATATTTATGTAATAACTGTGGTAATTATGGGCATTTATTTTACAATTGTAAAAAACCCATAACCAGTTTTGGTATTATATGTTATAGACGTAACTTGAAAAACAATATTGAATATTTATTGGTTCAACGAAAGGACACGCTAGGATATGTAGACTTCTTGAGAGGAAAATATTCCGAGACAAATAATTTTCAACTCATTAATATTATCAATGAAATGACACAGGAAGAAAAAAAGGATATCATAGAAAAAACTTATAAGGAACTCTGGTCTAAACTATGGAACAATGTTCTAGAAACATACGAATTAAAGAATGAGGAAAAATTCAACTATATTAAAAAAAATAAGATGTTTTTATTTACTTCCGGTACAAAATGGGAAGAACCTGAATGGGGATTTCCAAAGGGTAGACGAAATTATAAAGAAAAGGATCTAGAATGTGCTTTGAGAGAGTTTAGCGAGGAAACCGGATACGATAATAGCGATATCACTCTTTTGAAAAATTTATCGCCTTTTGAAGAAATCTTTACGGGTTCTAATTTAAAATCTTATAAACACAAATACTTTCTAGCATCAATCCCCTATTTTGTTTCTTTAGATGATTGTAATTATCAAAAGTGTGAAATTGGAAACATGAAATGGTTTTCTTACGATAACTCTATAAAACAAATAAGAGATTACAACATAGAAAAAATAGAGTTACTTAGAGACATAAATAAATTGTTAGAAGAAAACATAATTTTTTAATATGAAATAACTATAAATGGAAAAAATAGGGATATACCCTCATTTAGACGATCCACAATTACAAAAAAAAATTACCCTTAAAAAAGAATTTGCTTATAAATATGATGGTGCTATTGAAGGTATTTCAAAAAAATCAAAAAAGATTTGTATGAAAAACACCACTTTTGAACTTAATCCTCATCAAGAATTTGTAAAAAGATTTATATCGTATGCTACTCCTTATAATGGCCTCCTTCTTTATCACGGTCTAGGAAGCGGCAAGACTTGCTCTGCCAGTAGCATGACCGAATCGCTTAGAATGTATTCAAGGTATATCCCCAATTTCAAAAAAATACTTATCGTGGCTTCTCCAAACGTACAGGAGAACTTTAAATTACAATTGTTTGACCCTAACAAGTTAATAAAAAAGAATGGACTATGGGATTTAAATGGTTGTGTGGGAAACTCGCTTCTAAATGAATTGAATATGTATACCATTCATGATTTAGAAAAAGAGGATATTGTGTACATGATAAAAAAGATTATAAAAGAAAACTACTCCTTTATTGGGTATGTAAGTTTCGCTAATTTTATAAAAAAGTGCCTGGATTCTAGAGATAGAAAGAGGTTGAAATATACCTTTGAATCACGAGTAGTTGTCATTGACGAAATTCATAATATTAGAGTGAGCGACCAGGCAAGCGATAGTATAGGTAAAAAGGTCGCAGAGATGTTAGATTCTTTAGTAAGGGTTGTAAAGGGTATTAAATTGATTTTTTTGACCGGAACTCCTATGTACAATGATCCAAAAGAGGTTATATTTTTGCTTAATATTTTTAACTTGAATGATAACCGTCCCACACTTAAAATAAAGGATGTGTTTACTAAAAGCGGAGACCTAACGAGGGAAGGTGAAAGACTATTAATAAGGGCTTCTAACGGCTATATATCTTACGTAAGAGGCGAAAATCCTTATGCGTTCCCTTATATGGTTACGCCTCAATTATACGACGACCCAAAATCAACCAAGAGAATGAGTTCGCCGAAGTATCAGTTTAATGGAAAAAAGATTGAGAGTCCTATAGAACATTTGGATTTGTATGGGTCCTATTTATCAGATATACAAGAGGCTGCCTATGAAAAAATAATTGATGATATTTATGATAAATATAAGGATAGTGATGATTTTGAACACCTTGAGTCTCTTGGCTATAATCAGTTGTTAAGACCGATTCAAAGTTTGATCATTACTTATCCTGAAGGTAATCGTTTCTTAACAAGCGAAGATGGGTTGAATTATGCAATGAAATACAAGTCAAACAAGACAGAGTTTGAATACAAACAAAATGAGTTAAATGGTATGTTTAAATATGAAAATATAGGCAAATATAGTTCAAAAATAAAGGCTATTCTGGATTGTATTTTAGAGTCAAAGGGTATTGTTTTAATTTATTCGCAGTACATTTACGGAGGCATTCTTCCAATGGCTCTTGCATTAGAAGAACTTGGATTCAAAAGATACGGTGATGCAGCAAATAGTTTATTAAAGGATAGGCCTAACCCTCTTAACATATACAATTTAAAAAATGATCCCGGATATACAGGTAAAAATAAACAAGCAAACTATTCCATTATTAGTGGAGATATTAATCTCAGTACAAACAACAACGCGGAGATTGACGCTCTAACCATAAACAATTCTGAAGGAGAAAGAGTAAAGGTTGTATTGATATCACAGGCTGGTACAGAAGGTATAGACTTAAAGAATCTGAGACAAGTCCATGTGATTGAGCCGTGGTATAATCTAAATAGAATAGAACAAATTATAGGAAGAGCGCGCAGAAATTGCAGTCATATAGAACTTCCCCTAGAAGAAAGAAATGTAACTCTTTTTTTACATTGTTCCTATTTAAACGACCCTGAGATGGAATCCATAGATAGGATGATTTATAGGTTTGCCGAAAAAAAATCCGTAAAAATTGGTCGCGTGTCTCGGATTTTAAAATCGGTATCGGTGGATTGTTTGTTAAATCAAGGCCAACAAAACTTTGCAAACATAAAGGAGATCATCCCTATCACTTTAAGTAATGGAATAAATATTCAATATTCTGTAAAGGACGAGCCCTTTAGCAGTTTATGCGACTATATGGAAAACTGTCAATTTAGTTGTGTGAATAAAGTAAGTGAGGATGATAAAACGGATTTTTCAACCTTTTCTTATTCAAACCTAATCAATAACAAAATTATTGAAAAAATCAAATTGCTCTTTAATAGGAGACACGTTTATAAGTTAGATGAAATATTACATTTGTTGCGTTCTGCGACAGTTAAAAAATTGGAGATAATTAGAACTCTGAATGAAATGATTGAATACAAAACGACGATTAGTGATAAATTTTCAAAAACGGGATATATCGTGCAAATCGCAGACCTTTATTTATTTCAACCCGACGAAATATCCGATCCTCAAATACTTATGCACGATAGAATGCGACCTATTCCTATAAAGGAAAAGTATTTCAAAGGTGAATTAGAGGAAGTAAAAGAGGAGATTGACTTTTTTAGTGAAATAAAGGCGCTTTATGTAAAGGCAACGACTGAAAAGGAAAAAAATGATGATGATTGGTATAGTTCATACTATTCTGCATCTCAATATATGATAAATACCGTTGGAATTTCAAGAGATAAACTAGATGACTATTTAATAACCCATTTGTGTGAACAATGTATAGAAGAGGAAGAGGTTTCGCTCCTTGATCATTTATTTTCAAAAGAGGACCTGGATGAGTTCGAGACAAAATTAATGAGATACTACAGGCCATTGATTGTAGAAAAGGAGGGTATCACTGCAATTGGAATCTTAGGAAGAGAAGAAAGTCACTCTATTATGAAAATTTATATTTTGTTACCAGAGTTAATTGGTATTGCCAAAAATATTTGGCGAAAGGCAACCTTGTCTGAAAGAGAACTCTTTAAAGGCATTTACAAATATAAAAAGTCACCCTTTGCGGACGTGATTGGATTCATGGGTTATTTTAATGATAAAAAGTATCAGTTTAAAATAAAAAAGAAGGTTGTTACTACAACTGTTACAGGTACTTATGTAATGAACGATAAGAAGAGCGACATCTTAAATCTAATCAATAATGATATTCTTAAAAAGACAGTCTATACGATAGAAAATACCAAGGGTATAAACAGAACCAATATTACTATTATGGCTGAAATTTATATGAGATATTATGATGAGATGAAGAGTGTAAGATATTTTTTATCTAAAAGAGAATATTATATTTTAATTGAAAAACCATTTTTAGAAAGTTAAAATTGAATTAAATAAAATACAAATATATATTGTAGAATGTCCGAAACAATTCCAAATCCTCCTTTGGAGATTAAGAACGTAGAAGGTCTTGAATATTTGAAAACCATTGAAAAATCGTCAGTTGATTTAATATTAACAGACCCCCCCTATATTATTTCAAGAGAATCAGGGATGAACACTCATTATAATAAGGTTAAACATAATGAAGAAAATGATATAGAGTTTGAAAAAACAGAAGAAGAATGGGAAGCCTATAAAAAGGAACACGAGCTAACAGACGATAAGAAGAATAATTATATGAAATATGGAACCATTTACGGGAAAAAATATTGCGTGAAGACCGACTATGGAGATTGGGATAATGATTTTACCGTTGAAACGTTGGAACAATTTATAAGCGAATATTATAAGATTCTAAAAAATGGAGGAACACTTATTATATTCTTTGATTTGTGGAAAATTACCATATTAAAAGATATTATGGAGAAACATAAATTTAAACAAATAAGAATGATTGAATGGATCAAGACAAACCCGCAACCCTTAAACTCTTCTGTGAATTATCTAACAAATTGTCGCGAGATTGCTCTAATAGGTATTAAAGGAAGTAAACCAACCTTTAATAGTAAATACGATAATGGTATCTATATGTACCCCCTTCAGGGAGGTAAAAATAGGTTTCATCCAACCCAGAAAAGTTTACCTTTATTTGAAGAATTAATTAGAAAACACTCAAACGAAAATGATATTGTTTTGGATACTTTCTTGGGTGGGGGAACAACCGCGATTGCTTGCAAAAATATGAAGCGTTCCTTTAAAGGTTGTGAGGTGTCTACGGAATACTTTGATAAAGTTATGACACTAATTTAATTTTTTTATAAAATTGAATTTAAACATATTAATTTTAAATAGTTAACTATGGACACTGAAATGAATACCGTAAAGCCCAAAATTGTAACAGAAGATACAGGAAAAATATTTGAGATGGCGATATGTTTGGC